AAAAAATTTCTGACACCCGGCTTTGGATTCATGATGGCGCTACGAACATCATGGATATTGATACGTCCAATGGTGTGCGGATTGATAGCGCGTTCAAAATCGGTACGGACCTTGTAAGTCCCTCCTCTTCCGAGTTGGCGGCGATCAATGGACTGACCGCTACAGCCGCTCAATTGAATATTCTCGACGCTGGCAATCTGGATTTAGCCAGTACCTCTCCCGCAGGTCATGCAATCGACCTTGAAGGGATGACGCTGGCGGCTAACAAAAACGCCATTCGCGGCGCAAGCGTCAACCCCACCCGCACGAGCGGGTGGATCAGCTTTAGCGGCACAGTCGGAGCGACCCCCGCACAGGTGTACACGGATTATCGCGAACTCCACACGACTGGCGTGGCAGAGGTATTAGGCGCTGGCTTCTTCCCATTCATGGACAGCGGCGCATCGTGTGCGAGTATGTTCGCTGTACAGGCAATTTGTGAAGTGGATGCGGGTTCAACGGTTCTAACCGCAGGCGGATTGCCCGCTGTTGGAATATTCCCCATTTTTGCCAAGCTATTACTCAATGGCGAGACTTTCAACTCGGGGGGAGTAGCTGCCGCGATATTCTTGGCGGTCCAGTCAAACGTAACTGATGTAAGTGCTCAGGATGTTTCGGCTCTCAATATCGAGAACGCGTCAGGCGTTACAAAGTCTTTGCTTCATTTGACCAATACGGCTAACGGCTTCACAAATCTTTTATGGCTCCCTGACGATGGATTGCCCGCTAGTCTCACCAATGGCTCAGACCTCAATGATATTTCTGCTACGGCAAATCAGGGCTGGATCAAGGTGCTGATTGATTCGACTGTCCGCTACATCCCGCTCTATGCTGCGAAAGCCTAATCATGGACAAAGAAGCTATTGAAAAGCGATTATCTGAATTGCGGAGAGAATTGGAACGAGTGCAGGCAAATGGCAATGCTCTACTTGGAGCTATTCAAGATTGCGAATACTGGCTTGCAAAGTTGAAGGAAAAAGAAATAGAAAGCGCGCCGAATGAATAAACTTGCCATAGTCGGAAGCGGACCCGACACGCGCGATAACGCCCCCTGGGATGACCCATCTTTTGACATTTGGGTTTTCAACGAAGCCGGTAATCATTCGTGGTGCAAGCGCTGGAATGCGGTTTTCCAGATGCACGAGCCGGAGATTTACAAAGGCCACAACACAAAGGACGTTCATCACTGGGAATGGCTGCAACAAAAGCACTTCAAGCCAATTTATATGCAGGAATTAGACCCATTGGTTCCCGATAGTGTGAGATACCCGCTCGAAGAAGCAAAGGCACTGGCCGGGGTGCAGATGTTCCCATCCACCTTTGCGTATATGGCAGCTCTGGCTGTTCTGAATGGCTACGAACAGGTCCGAATCTTCGGCGTGGAACTCTCGGTAACAGAATATCAATCTCAGGCAAATGGCTATTTATTCTGGTTCGGTTTCCTGCGCGGGCGGCTGAGCGTGGAGAACGTAGACTCAGCTATTTTGCATCTTGGACAAAATATCTTTGAAGTGCCTCTCTATGGTTACGAAGGTGAATTCTCATTGGGATGTGCTCATTTTCAGGAGCGCGTCAAATTTCTGGATGCTCAGTGGTCATCGTCCGAGAAGAATTTACAGAATATGAAAAAGGCAATCGAGCGCGCCGTGGAAAAGAAAGAGTATGAAAAGGTACAGCAGTTCTCTTTGACGTTCCAGACTGCTGCGATGACCTGCGGGGAATTCGCGGGTGCGCTGGCAGAGGCGGAACGATACCACACGTTTGGAGACCGCTATGCGGATAGAGGCGGCTTTGAAACAGCAGCCGCAGAAGCGCAAATCGAAGGCGAAAAGCATAAAGCCCTCATGCTTCACGAAGGCGGCAAGGTCGAATACCTGTGGAACGTCTGGAAGCAGACAAATTCGGTGCAGGCAGTAAATCAGATGCTTGGCTTTATCGAGGCGATGGGAAAATGCGCCTATGATACTGGCGCGCAGCTTGGGAAATATCACGAAAACGTTAGCTATATCGTGAGGTATGACGATATGGCACAGGCGAATGGTGTCGTAAAATGACACCCCGAAATAGTTATGCCACTCTCGCGGAACTCAAGAATTATATGGCCGCGCGTCAGCAATCATCGTCTGTGTCCACTGACACGGTAGATGATGGGGTTGCAGAGCAGCTATTGGAGTATGCCAGCCGCTACATTGACGGGAAAACGTCCCGCTGGTTCTATCCACGTATCGAGATGCGCAATTATTCGATCCCCGACTATCCATATACAGGCCGCGAGATTTGTTTCGACGCCGATCTGCTGGAAGTCATTACTTTCCTGAACGGCGATAATACCTCCGTCGCGGCTACAAACTACAACCTGCACCCGAAGAACGAATCGCCCAAATACAAATTAATGATGAAAGAGACGTCAACCGTTGTTTGGGAAACTGACTCGGACGGAGAATACGAACATGTTTTAGACCTCACAGCAATTTGGGGTTATCACAGCCGCTATGTCAACGCCTGGAAAGTAGGCTCCACCCTGGCGGAGGCGCTGGACGCGAACGAGACGGAATTCGATGTAGCGAGTGCCGCTTTGTTTGCTTCTGGACACATCATAAAAATCGATAACGAGATTTGCATTGTCTCAACTGCGCCAACTGGAAAGGTAAACGTTGTTTCGCGTGGCGACAATGGCTCTACTGCCACAACTCACGATAATGGCGCGACGGTGTATATCTGGGTTCCGATGGAGGACGCGCGTAATGCAGTTATCGAGATTGCCAATACTGCCTATCGCCGCAGGTTCGGTCAGTCCACGAGCAACACGGAAACGGTCACGGCGGCGGGTGTGGTCCTCAGCCCTAAAGATATTCCTTCGATGGCGGCTGAGTTCGTCAAAACTTACAGGCGGTACGTGTGACCATTACCTCCGCTTTCTTGACTATCACAAACAGCATTGCGGCCTTGAGTATCACGGGTGTGACGATCAAGGATGTTGACGAGATTCCGCAGAGCGCGGCACTCATCTGCCCGGTGCTTATCCCGCAGCCGAATGGATTTGTGTCGGATTTTAGTCAAGAACGAGTTTCGTTTGGTTCCAATGGTACTGCTAAGATGGATTTCAACTACAACTTGAATTACGTCTTTTTGTATGCCGAAGCCGGGAGCGGCGTTGGAACGTTTGATATTTATAGTGGATTAATGACGAAACTTTCGGCAATTCTTGTAGCATTCGCCTCTAACGATAAGATTGACGGATTAGTGGATTTGGAAACATCTGGCATTGGAGATATCGGAATCATACAAGACCCAGCAGGAAACCAGTATTGGGGTATCCTGATTTCTCTAAGGGTACTGGAGCACGCGCAATGAAAATCAAATTTCTTTTTGGCTACAGCGGACGCGAGACCGCGATGAGAACCTACGATGTAGATGATATTGCAGACCTCCCGCAGGCGCAGGCGATGGAACTGGTACGGCTGGGCGTGGCTGAGGAAGTGGAAGAGGAAATCGAATCAAGCATCGGGGAAACTAAAGGCGATTTTGGGACACTACCAGATTTCAATCCTGAGGTCGAGCGCGTAGCAAAACCTCGCAAAGGCAAGGCGACAAAATGACACGCACACACAACAAGCATATTCGCGCTTACGTAGACGGGGTGGATATTTCAGGCTACACCCGGCAAATCGGCGCGCTGAGTTGGATGTTCGGGGCAGAGCCAGACGCTGCGCTAACCGACGAATGTAAAAATGTTCTAATCGGACAGGCCGATATTCAAGCCGGACCAATCAACGCGTTTTTGGATAACGACGCGGCCGGGTTATTTGTTTTGGCTGGCTCAGGCACAGCAGATCACGGTACGCGTAATCTCATGGTTGCCATTGGAGCCAACGCCACGCCCGCAGCAGGAGATCCAATTTTTGCGTGGAAGTTTGAGCAGATCGGTTATCAGGTGGAAAAGGGGGCAGGATTTGTCGCGGCTTCGATTCCATTTGGAGGCGCTTCGTATGCTTCGACACTGACCTATAAAAGACCCTGGGGGGTGCTGTTATATCCGAAAGCGGCGCGGACCTCAGCCGCAGGCGCGAACACAGCCGTTGGCATAGACGACTACGGAGCATCTCCCCCGTCGTTGGGAGGAGTATTCTGCTATCATCTTTTCAGCAGCGATGGCACAGTAACGCTCACAGCGCAAGAGGCTGATACCAATCTGGACGGATCATTTGGCGCGATAACCGGCGCGACCTCTGGAAGCATTACTGCCGCAGTCACTCCCCAGCATGGCATGGTTGCGTTGGCAACCAACGCAGCGATCAAACGATATTTGCGATGGCAAATCGCCTTTGGGACAGCCACCACAGCTACATTTGCAATCGGATTCATTCGGAACAATTTGGCATAAAGGAGATAAAACAATGGCAGACACAGGAAGAACTCATGCAAAGCATATCACCGTAAAGGTAGACAATTCGGGCGGAACGCTCACCGATATTTCGGCGTATACGAACAACGTTGGAACGGTTGGGGCCACATACGAAACGCAGGATGTCACGGCTTTTTCGGACGGTTCTAAAAATGTCGTGATTGGCAAGCCCTCTTTGCCACTCACGCTTAGCGGTCCGTGGGATACTGTCATCCACTCGCATATGACTGGCATCTGTGGTACAGGCGTGCCTCTATCGCTGGATATTCAGATCGGTATCCGTTCGGCTTGGGACGCTGGAGAACCGCAGTTTGGAATTACATCATCCTCGACGAGTGGCTACGTTTGTAACTCATACCTCCCGGACTTCAACGCGAACACCTGGACGGCAACGTTCGACGTATTCGGCCCAACAGCCCCCGCATGGGGTACAGCCGCAGAAAGCTAGGAGTAATGTCTAAAGTAATCACCTCCCCATCTACCAAGTGGCCGGGGTCGGTCACGATTGCCGACAATCCGAACTGGGACCAAATCGACGCGATGGAAGCCACTTTCGGAAACCTGACAGGCGAAGGCGAAAGGGTTTTCTACTCGGTGATAGACCGCAACCAGATTCCCGCAATTGTCGCGTGGGTTGAAAAATGGGAACTGGAGAACTTCCCCAATCCAGTTACAGCGGAGAACTTCCCGCGCCTGCCGCGAACCGAGAGTCACAAACTGATTGAGGCGATTTATACCGAGATGCGAAATCTGTATTTCGGACAAGCCGAAATCCCAAACGAGTAAAGGCCGACGCTTATCGGCACGCTAGCGAAGGCCTTCACTCTCCCGAATTGGAAAAGCTACATCGAATAGAACGGTTCGGACTGGAGGCGGTGACGGGACGGAGGGTATTTTACTTCGGTGAATACTGCCGCCTGATTGCCGCTGAGAATATCGTAATAGCCCATGAATCCTCCAAACGCTCACAGAATTGGGCTGAATGGGCGCAATCTAACCCAAGACTAGCTGAGATATTAGCAGAGGCCGTTAAGTTATGCCAAATCCACGAATAGAACTTGACGCGCAGTTGAATAACGCCGACTTCATAAAAAAGGCGCAAGAAGTCCAAGTCAAGATGGACACGATTAAGGACGCGTCTCACGGCTTGGGCATTAGCACAACTGCATTAAATCAAGTTCTCAAAGAACAGGAAAGGACCACTCAGAAATCTACTATGTCGTGGACTGATTTTAGGTCCATGTATCAGACCGTTTTAGATGTAGTGCGGGTAGGGCAGGCGGTTTGGGATGAGGTCGGACAGAAATACGTTGATAATGCTATTGAGGCGGGAAACATGGCCCGGTCGCTTGGCACGACAGTCGAGGAAGCCAGTCGCTTACGGGAAGTCGCTGATGACGTGGGTATCAGTGTAGACACACTTCGTACCTCGATGAAGCTGGCGCAGAAGGACGGATTTCAGCCGAACATTGAAGGCCTCGCGGCGCTGGCCGATGAATATAACTCTCTCGCTCCAGGCGTGGAACGTACTCAATTCCTGTTAGACCGTTTTGGTAAATCCGGTGAGGATATGGGGAAGTTGCTCGAAAAGGGGAGTGATTCCATTCGCGAGATGAGCGCCGCGGTAGAGGAAAATCTAATTTTTACAGAAGAGGCTTATCGACGGTCGTTGAGACTGAAATTCGCACAAGATAACCTCAACGATTCGTGGGATGCATACACGTATAGCGTTGCGCCCCCATTAGTTGATGCCATGACTGGCGTCATTAATCATCAGATGGACCTAATACGCGCGCAAGAATTGGCAACGAAAGACGGAAAGGGCTACCTTCCCGTTGGGTCCGCCATGCTGGTTCAATATATTGACCTGGCCCGGGCCGAACGTGAGGTCGCAGACGCAAAACGATTAGCGACCCAGGAATCAGCATTGGCAACCGGTACATTTGAGGACGAGGCGGAAGCAACAAAACGAATAGCCGAAGAAACGCGCATCGCAGAACAGGCTATAAAGGATATGACGAAGGCCAATCAGGATTACTTGCGAGAGATTGGCGAATTGACCAATGCCCTCGACGCGTTCCAGGACAAGGAACGCGACTTACAGACCACCCATGCAGAACTCTTGGCTAAAAAGCAAGAACTTATCGCGCAGGGTTATTGGCCTGAGAGTGAAGCAGTACAGGACATAAATAAAAAACTTGCAGAGAATGAACAGGCGCAAATGGACAACGCGCTAGAATTTGAACTTGCCACCCGCAGGCGTATTCTTGCGCGTGCGGAGGAAATGCTGTCAATCGACGGCCTGACCACAGAGGAGCAGCAGGGGCTATTGGAGCAGGGTCTAGCGTGGGGCGTCTACACCCAGCAGGCGGTAGACGACATGATACGCATCCAGCAGGAAGCGGACGCACTCGTCGCAAAATACAACTCAATCCCGACAAACGTAAGCACCACGATCACGAGTTACTACAATAGCGTCTACGGGGCGGGTAGCTACACACAGCAGCCCGGTTATTTGGGCGGCTCGCGTGCGGCAGGCGGGCCAGTGATGGCCGGAACTCCCTATCTCGTTGGTGAGCGCGGGCCAGAGGTAATGACCCCGCAAACGAACGGAAATATAACGCCGAATAATGATCTATCTGGAATCATGGATTATAGGCAGATGGGGCGGGCGATGGAAAAGGCCTTTAGCCGTGCATTGAGTAAGGCGGGATAATGCAGGCCAATGCAACCATAAAGTTTTACGGTTATATCTCCGCCGCCTGGGTGGAACTGGATGACGCATGTGGCGCAGCGGGTGCTAATTTGTTTTGGGGAATATCGGGCAATGGGCCGATGGATCGTATCGCGGATACCGCAGATTTACGACTGCCCCTGAACAACGCAACAGGTTTGTATACCATCGGCGGGCCGAGTATGCTTTCGGGGTGGCGCAAGGGCATACCGATAAAGATAGTCATCACGTTTGAAAGCAACGATTACGAGTATCTCTATTATCTGGATGACGTGGACGCGCGTCCAAGCAACAAAGACAAATTAGCCTATGCCTACTGCGTGGACTGGCTCGATTACGCAGAGCGCACCCCGATTGTCAATCCTGGTGTTCAGGCCAATCAACGCGGCGACGAAGTATTGACTACCGCGA